TGGCCGCTGGCCTTGTCGAGCACGACCGGGTTCGCGTACCGGCTGATGATGTCGGCGTGCTGGCTGAACAACTGGTCGATGTACTGGTTCAACTCGACCAACTGGTCGATCATGTTCAGGGGCTCCGTCTCCCCGGAGACCGGGAAGCAGGGGAACTCCACGAACGGGACCTTCTTGAAGGGAAGGCCAAGGTCCATCTCGATGAAGGCGTTGCCCATCACCCGGTAGAACTTGCCCGCCGCCGTGTACAGGTCGTAGACCGTAGTCTGCCCACGGGCACCGATCCGGTCGAGGTTGGCCCCCTCCACGTAGGGGTAGTTCATCGCATCGTCATCGAGGATGTCGGCAGCGTAGCGGGGGTACTGCTCCTGAAGGGCAGCCGTGTTCCGCCGCTGGACGTACATCGCCCGGAAGACCTTGTCCCCGTCGTACTCGGGAAAGTAGTGCTCCGGGGCGCAGTTCCGGAACTTGACCTTCTCCTCGTCCGGATCCCACCAGACGTAGACGATCCCGCGCCGCAGCACGAACGAGTCCCACGCAGTCATCTGGAACTGGTCCACCGCCGCGTTGGCGTCCCACGTCCCGTAGAGGATGCCCTCGCACTGCTCGGCCAGCCGCCGGGAAGGCTCGTCCACGCCGGGCGGCATGACCTGAATGGCGGGCATGCGGCCAACGAGCAACTGGACGCTCTTGTCAACGAAGGGCTTCAGGTAGTTGAGAGTGAGGGAGTAGCGGTTGTGGGGAGCCGGGTTCGTATCGGCGTCCCAGTGATCTCCGTGGTAGCGCCGTCGTGCGAGATCGTACTCGCCGTTCCTCGTGGCCCATTGACTGCGAAGTTGGGCATGGAGGTCCATGACAGCCGAGCGGTCCATGTCGGCCATTCGGGTCTCCCTAGACAAAGAAAGGCCCCTCGCGCGCGCGTACGAACACGCAAAGCGAGGGGTTGCCTCTGTGTGTTAGTATCAGCCTAACGGGCTGGGGCGTCAACCTACTAACCGAGACGCTCATGCACACGCTGACGCATCGAGTCGCTGACAAAGTCGGTGTCGCGCTCCGGGGCCACGGCGAAGCCCGGCTCCCCGTAGATCCCCCCGTATACCGGCTCGGTAACACCCTCGGCTTCGTATGCCGCGTGGGTGGCGAGGGCGAGGGACATGACCGCGTCGGTGAACGGGAGGTCCTTGTCATCCAGCGAGTAGACCCCCAACTCGTCCATCAACTGGGTGATGCACGGGAGGCGAAGGATGCCCCACTCGCCTTCGCCCGGCGCCTGAAGCAGCGGGGCCATGTGCTTGGACCCCGTCTCGGGGTCGATGACCTCGTAGAACTCCTTGGCGATCCGGCCCTCATCGAAGGCGTTCTGGAGGGTGTTGATGAGGTCGATCTTCAGGACCTTGGAACTGGACTTGTAGGGGTCAGTCTGGATACCCCGTTTGGCGAGTTCTTCCTCGATGACATCGCCCTGCGGCCCGGTGGCGTCGATCCTCGACCACGCCACCCCATATTCATCGGCGACCCGCTTGATGGTCGCGTAGATCTCCTCCCATGAGACACGGTTCAACCGAGTAAAGGAGACCATATGCCACGGCCTGCTGGTAATGTCCAGAACCGTCCCTACCGTAAAGTCGGTCGTCCGCCCAAGGTCCCAACCGACTACGTACCGATGACCGTCTCGGCGCCCAACATGATGCGGAAGATTGGGATCGAAGGCGTTGTCGCGCTGGTCACGCGTGAAGGCAAGACCAGTGAAGTCCACGAACTCGCCTTCGAGAACTTGGAGCCGAACCTTCGGATCAGCCGAAGCGAGCAGGGCATCACGCATCTTGATGTCCTCCTCGGGAAGGAAGGGATTGTCGTAAATCGAACCCCTCTGGCTGTAGTAACCCCGAACACCACGCTGCCCCCGCTCGAAGTAGAAGTACAGGTCGTTGTAACCCTTCGGGGTGCCGATCAGGTCGATCTCACCGCCACCCGCTAGACGCATCAGGATGACGTTGGTCATCAGGTGACGTAGGTTCCCGATCCAGCCCGCCTCATCGATGGACAGGTAGCGATATCGGTGTCCGTCGATGTACTTCCCGTCATCGTGGGCGCTCCGGCAGTGCATGACGCTGCCGTTGGTGAAGATGATGTGCGGGAACGGGCTGGATCGGAACGCCTTGACCAGCGGGCGCAGCCCCTTGCTCTGGAGGAGGCGCTTCGCCTCGCGGAACACGATCTCGGCCTGATCGGCGGACATTGCGACCGAGATCGTCTCGTAATCCTCGCCGCTCCGACGCTCGGCGGGGGTCATTCCGACCTTCATCACGCACTTCCAGATGTGCTTCATGGCGATGACGGTCGATTTTCCCCACCGGTTGCCCGGGACGAGGACGTTGATGGGCCGGTGGCTGTTGGAAAGCCAGACCACTTGGCCCGGATGGGGCTTCTTGGGGAGGAAAACACGCGCAAACAGGACCGGATCCGCCCGACAGCGGGTCACGATCTCCTTTCGGCGGGCAATCCGCTCCTCCGGGGTCAAAGGAGCGGGTCCTCTAGGGGGTCATCGGCCTCCTCGGGGCGCTCTTCCTCGGCCAAAAGGGCCTCGGGAGCCTCCGGCATGGCCTCATCGGCGTCAACACCGTCGAAAAGCGCGATCAGGTCGTCAAACGCGCTGTTTCCGGTCATCTGCATCTTCAGTTTCATGGCCTCGATGGTGTCCTTGATGGTCGGCTTCCACGTGGTGCTGTTCGCGGCACCCCGCTGGATCACCAGATCGAGGATTTCGAGGTCGGCGAGTTTCCGGCCTTGGGTGACCTCCTTTTCGAGGGTCTCCATCTCCCGGTAGTGGGCCATGTGGCGCTGGACGTTGCTCGCGGGGACGGGCCGTTTGAGCAGTTCCTCGGCGCGCTTCTTGAACACGCCGATCCCGGCGCCGTTCGCCCGGACCAGCATCAGCGTCTCGGCGAGCCCGTGCCCGATCCGGTCGGGGTGGAACGAGCAACTCGGGGGACAGCCGATGACGAGGGTGGGCTTCCCGACCTTAGTCGAGGACACTGTCATCGATCTTCACCTTGCCGCAGGCGCACATCTCGTCATCGCAAGTGGACGGAAGCGCCTTGTCGCCCAGACAGGTCGCGCAGATCGGCGACCCGTTGGGGTCAATCCCGTAGATCTCGCCGGGGCGCCGCTCGTGGCACGTCCAGCACTGGGGGGCTTGCGCCTTCCGCACGCCCCGGGTCGTCATCACCGACCCCTGTCGCAGGACACCCATCACATATCTCCCTAGCCGCAGCCGTCGCACGTCCAGCCCGTGCGGCGTCCTTCATCATCGAGGTCTGGATGCAGATCCTGTGGCGGGAACAGGAGCCCGCAAGTGCCGCATCGGCGACGTGGACCCTTCTTCGGCTTCTTCTCCAAGACAGAGAGCGCGATCCGATCATCGCTTGAATACCACGCGAAGGCAGTAGACGCAGATCGAAGTCGCATCTCCTCGTGTAAGAAACGGCGCGTAGTGAGCGAGACCCGGTCCCCGAGCAGAACAGGTTCCTCCGGCGGACGGGTGCTCGTCCCAAAAGGAGAAGTCCGCTCGCTCGGCGGGGACAAACCGGTTCCGGAGGTCGTGCTTTCTGGCGAACTCACGGACAGCCTCCGCATACCGGTTCGGGAACATGGTTACCTCGAAGTGATCGCTCGACAAGTCACGCTGTACGTGTGGCTGTTCGCGTTGCCGTGGGTCGCGACGACCCGCCAACGCGGCCAGACCAGCGAGGCCAGCACGGCGTTCGCGGCGGTCACGAGTTCAGGCCCGATCAGCAGCCGCTTCGTGCCGGTCGCCGTCAGCGCCGCCGCCGCGAGGACCGAGACCCAAGCCGCGCTGGCCGTGTCGTAGAACTCGACCGAGAGCGTGAGGCTGGCAGCCGTGGTGAAGGCGGTCAGGTTGCAGAAGACCTCCAACACCTCGCAATCGCCAGCAACGGTACCGGCGTACACGGCCGAGGCGCCCGCGATGGACGCCGGATCGAGAGTCTGGGTCGTAGTCCTCGCGCCCGATGCGAGGAGCGTCCCCTCGTGAAACTGCGCCATGGCGTCTCCAATAGAAAAGGGCGGCACCGCATCGAAGCGAGTGCCGCCCGAAGGCTAGCCTCAAACGAGGGAGCAACGACTCCCACGCGTGTCCATTGTCGCTCAGGGGAGCCGGAGACGCAAGGGACTTCCTAGCCCCAGAGGAGTTGGCCGATCACGAGAAGCCCGAAGAGCGCGAGGATGATCCAGACAATGTCGGCGTCGTGGTCGTGACAGAACATGGGACCTCACAGGTTGTCGATGGGGAACACGCACCACGCGAGATGCCCACCGATGGTCCACTCCATCAACTGGTCGTACTGCTTCTCGCCGAGTTCCTCGAAGGGCGTGCCCGGCATCGGCATCAGCCACGAGACCAGCGTGCGAGTGTAGTTGCCGTCGAAGGTAGACGGACGGCCATCCGTGATACCTCCGACGGCAACTTGGCGGCGGTCCCTAGCGCGCCGAGGGGTCATGGTGTGGTACTCAGGGTAGGACGAGGAAGATGAGGTTGCCATACTGACGGCCACGACCGGGGCCGAGGACGGAAGTCGTCAACGGTAGTGTGAGGAACCCCCCGACAACCTGTTCAGCAAAGAGTGAAGGGTTGCCTCTCGTTTCATGGAGAGACGGTTCCACAAGACGCCATCGTGACGCTGGCTTCTGCGGGATGTCGTGGAGGTTCCTCATGGGACCATTTTCCCACAAGGCCCGTCCAAGTCAACCGACTAATGGCCTTGACACGTGTGCTAGTATGGGGTTATCAACCACATAGGAGAGCCCCAATGGTCCAGACAGTCAAGGTCCTCAATGCCACCGGAGTCGAGGAGAACCTCTACGGCCGACAGGAAACGCCCGGCCTGCGCTCCGAGGTCACGGCCCGC